TGAAACATTTCTCTGAAAATTATCATATATAATATATATTATATATAATGACCGACATTACAAATAGTTATTTATTTAATAATCTAGGACATATCAGTTCCGATATCTCTGACCAATCCCAGAAAAATATCTATAATACCCGTTTTGCAAATCATACATTGTCGAATTTCTTCAGTGACCGGGCCGCTTCCCAATACATTGATTTCGCAACCTCGTATCCAACCATGATGGTCAATGGAACAAATGGTGGTGTAGGACTCAATCCCCAATACGTCGATGTCGATTCGTCTTTCGCGCTCGGAGGTGATAATGAAAGACCTTTAGAAAAATTACAACTGTTTCCACGCCCGTTCTTAACCGTTCCCTATTTAGGAAAAGGTGCGGGTGATCCTACACTGGAATCTCAGTTACAACAGGGCGAATCCGTCAGTGACAAAAAGAGCGTATCCACCATTGCCGAGTCCCCATACGGAAATTATTCGTATGAATATCCCCTGTTGGACTCCAAACGAGTGCAATTCGAAAACCCCGCGAATTCTATGCAAGAATTGGCCTTGGCAGGATGGGAACGCGGTGGAAGTGCGACCCGTGATTTGGGAGATAGTTATCAAAAACCCGTTAATCGTGGATATTAAGGACGGGGCGCGGGGGTGGGGTGGGGACGCGCGCGGACGGCGTCTCATATACCAAAATTTTCACTGTAGGACAATTCTCTGATAAAAAAACATAAAAAATAAATGATATGTTTTATATTTACAAAACATATCATTATGTCTGACACGACCAAAAGACTTTTAAACGAATTGCAATTTGATACCACCTGTATTACCTATTCGAACAATACCGAATATCGCGCGGCATTGCGCCGTTTTTTCAATATGAATCCCGTGTTTTGTCTCACAGGGTCTTTGGACGATGACGCCGTAGGCGTCATAGATGAAGAGCTCGACCCCGAAACCGCAGATGAATTGATGTATGACACCACGACATCAATGAAAATGATTACCGCGATATATGAAGCCACACAACATGAACCGTTATTTATGGATTTGTATCTACACGCCGCAGGCCGAATCTTTTCCGAGGATGCAATCATGGGTCTTACACTGTTATTCTGTTATGACCACTTTTCGGTATTTGTTCCATTTTTAGTGAATTATTTGAATGGTGTTTCGATGGGGAATGAAAAGTTTACGAATGAATATCGCGAATTGTATGAAAGTGTGTAGGTAGGTGTGGGGGTCCTAAATACCAATATTTGTATGACAGTATATAGGGAATTTGGCGATACCTAATGTTGAAAATTCGTTTTAGAATATCCAATGACTGCACACGCAATCCGTTTTCCAGCATTACCCGTTTTCAAACTCTCTTCATCTCCACCTTGACCACAATCATCACGGTCTTGATGAATAATCAATCCGCGACCTAATATACTGTATTTTCCACGCAACTTGATTACATTGTCATACAGGGTATATTTGGCTTCACCGCGGGTATTGGCACGGATATTTCCTAAATCTCCTACGTGTCTGTTACGCATATCGGGTCCACCGTGGGTTTTTCCGTGTGGATTGTAATGTGCACACATACTGGTGCATTTATCGGTTAAATCACCCGCTTCGTGTACGTGGAATCCATGTTCGCTATTGGGACGCAGACCGGTAATATTTAGGTGGATTGCGGTACAGCGGTTTGTGAGGTCTTCTTGAAAAAGAACATATCCTTTGATAGTACCTTGTTGGAAAACGGCGATGGCTTCTGTCATATAGTTGTGTTTGAGAGTGTGATTTTATATGGTTTTATATGGGTATGTATCTAACACATTTACGCGTCTCTGATTTTATTACTCCGTATTTACATAAATTATATCCCAGTATAATAAAAACGATAAATGGCTTCTACACGAAATATTAATACACCCGGAGATTACGATCTTGAACAGACCGCCATCAACCGTCAATTTGACTCACTTACATATATGTATGCGGCAAATGGTCGACCACATTTAAACTATTTAGCGGGAAATGGTCTCTTGATGGGCTCGATGCCTTCGAGACAATTGGCCGATAATTATTGCGACATTGATTCCTATTTGAAAGGCATTGGGTCTACCAATCTGGTGAAACCATTGGCACCCGTTATCCCCCAACTATTGTCATTGAAATCTCTGAATATTATTGAAACACCCGTTTTACAAGTTCCCAAACCATTAGTTGTTGAACCGAATCAGAGACCACTGTGGTCTTAGGTTGTGGGGTCATACAGATTATTTCTTTTTGAACCCCATACCCCTATCCAAAAAAAATTTTTTTTGCCCGGCCTGCGGCCGGTCACGTATGCCAAACCCAAACCCACACCCAAAATAAACCTGTAGGATAGTCCCACAGGTTTATATTTATCACCGACCGACCGACCGACTGACCAACCACCCCACCAAAAATCACACACAATAGTATAGAATGAAACTTTTTTCTGGATTTTGGGGATTTATTTTTGTACTTGTCGCTTCATACGTCTGTAGTTATTTATTATGCGACGCTTTCCCAGGAATAATAAACGGCGGAAGACGAATACAATTGTGTAAACATCCCGAAATATTTGCTACGATTTTCATTGTCGCATTCCCATTTTTTTATTATATTTATCACAAACATAATATTAGGTGAATTTGACGACCCACCGACCACCCCCTCCCCAAAAAATCACACACAATAGTATAGAATGAATCTTTTTTCTGGATTTTTGGGATTTATTTTCGTACTTGCTATTTTATACGGTAGTTATTCATTATGCGACACTTTCCCAGGAAAAGAGGGTCAAAAACGAGACCGATTCTGTAAACATCCCGAAATACTCACCACGTTTGTCATTGGAATCGGCATATTCTTATTTATTTATCATAGACCCAAATATATTTTTAGGTGAATTTGACGACAATACTCACATTTTCCTTTTTGATACACTTACACGCCGATATCGACAATTCTTCGCGTTTCTTTCGGGTTTTACTATCATTGTCCAAAACATTTGCATACTTTTTCTTGGATGTACTATTGCGCGAATTCATATCCTCCTCGATTAATTCATAATTGGCATATATGAAATCGATAATCTTGTTCTCAATGGCCCATTTGAAAAAGTTCAGCTGTCCAATAGTAGTCTCCATATATTTGTCATCGTCGTATGGAATCGTAATGCGTTCCCATCGACAAAAAGGATCGAATTTCTTTTTACTATACGCCTTCAATTTCAATTTGTAATCATTGTGAACTTTGAATCGGATCGTATCCCCCGTCTCTGAAAACGGATTCGGGATTTGATAAATCGTATAATACTTTTTGGCGAAATTTGTAACGAACCAATCCACGATTCTCAAAGAAATCTTGGATTCACCATTGATAATATTCATCATGTTATTTAGGTGAGAACGGTCGCCATAAAATTTCATTAAATTATCCAACAATAATTGGCTTTTTGTCAAACAGGTTGTTGTCATTTGTAGTATATGGGGTTGTTGAATTGTTCTTTTTATGTGGATTTTGAATAGGATGAATTTTTATATTCATATATATTACAATATAGTTATATATGAATAAACCAAGTGTTATAAAAAGAGAACTTAGTGTATTTATTGTATTAAACAATTTAAAACAAGACAAAAATAATAGAACCACTAAAACAATCACTACAAAACCGAAAAAAATTGAAATTGAAATGGTGAACTTATCACGTACCCAACCAAATACTACATTACAAAGAGGTGGGTCAAAAAGGATAAACGAAATAAAGAAAGATTTAGAAAACAATCACAATACTTCATTTTTAATCAAAAACAGGAAAGATACAAATGATATCGATATATTTGAAAAAGTATTAGACTATATGAAAAAAACGAATTTTTGTAATCTAAATTCAAACTATATTAAAACGTCTATTTATAAATCGGATTTTATAATATTTATTAATAATGGATTAAATGATTCAATATATGAACCAATGTGTATAGCGTTTATAAATGTATATAATGATAAACATCATAAAATTTTATACATATCAACGTTTTGTTCTAATCGTAAATTAGGACAATGTGGTGAATTTTTAATGAATACAATAAAATACATTGCTACATTATTAAATTGTAAATTTATATATTTGAATAGTATAAATGATACAAATACTCTCAATTTTTACGAAAAGAATAAATTTATTAATATCGAAAATGGTCCCGTAAAATATGACCATTTTTATCTTATTGAACCAGAAGATAAAAAGTATAAACAACCTCCTGCAATTCAAGGAAATATATCATTACCCTTATTACCATGGTACCATTTTTTTATTGACAGTAAAGACACCCAAAATACTAAACAAACCAAAAATAGTAAACCCACTAATGGAAGAACATCAAAACAAACAAGAAAACAAAGACATTCATTCAATTAGGTCAATGTATATTTTAAAATTTGTCATATATAATATATATGGCAAATTCAAAATGGATTCAATTCATACGAAGTTTTGCGAAAGCAAATAATATGACTTTTGGATGTGCATTGTCTGACCCGGAATGTAGTCGACAATATAGAGAAGAGAATAATATTCAAAAAAATCGTAAAACGGTAAAAACAAAGTCAAATAGTTATGATGAACACGCATTCGATTTGGAACGACTATCCAGTAAGTCTTCACGAAAGTCGTCCCGAAAGTCTTCACGAAAGTCTTCACGAAAGTCGTCTTCGCTCTTTTCCGTAGAATCATTTGACAATTATTTAGCGCGTATAAAAACCAAGTCTCCACCAAAAAGTAAATCAAATACAAAAGCCAAGACTCAAAGACAAAGAATCAAAGAAATCGCCAATCATTTGAACATCGATATTAACGTAAATGAAATCCCCGATAGTGAATTGAAAAATGTACGTAACCGTTTAGGAAAAATGATGGTTAATCCAAAGCATAATCCATACATCAAAAAGTAATATTCATACCAATCCATCCTATGACCCACCAAAAAAAAATTTTTTTTCACCGGCCTGCGGCCGGCGACACTATTCAAAACCCCCACACCAAATCCCAATCCAAAAATTCACTGTAGGTATCTGTCGCGGATGTCCGAAAGCATTTGTTGATTCTCAATCGAGTTTTTCGTTCCGCTATTCTTATCTGGATGATATTTACGAGATAATAATCTAAAAACACGGTTTACATTACCTCCATATTGTTGTAATAATTCGGCAAACTCTCTTTTTAAGTCATAAAGGTTATTACTGGGTTTCTTTGGTTGTTTTTGTTCGCGTTTTTGTTGTTCTTCTCGTTGTCTCTTTTGTTGTTCTTCTCGTTCGCGTTTTTGTTGTTCTTCTCGTTGTCTCTTTTGTTGTTCTTCTTGTTGTCTCTTTTGTTGTTCTTCTTGTTGGCGCTTTTGTTGTTCTTCTTGTTGGCGTTTTTGTTGCTCTTCTTGTTGGCGCTTTTGTTGCTCTTCCTTTTCCCTTTCCTCTTTTTCCTTTTCTCGTTGTTTTTGTTGTTGTTCTTCTCGTTCTCGTTTCTGTTTCTGTTCCCTCTGTTGTTTTTCTTGATTTATTTTTTCCTGTTTTTCCTTTTCTTTTTGACGTTTTTTTTCCTTCAATAAATGTCTGGCTTGCTGTCTTTGTTTGCATTCCTCGTCTGGTTGTTTATTTTCATATAACGACGACGACGATGACGGAAGTGGATTCAAAATACGTTCCCAATGTCCTTTCATTTGAACCTTCTTTTCTTCCTCTTTGGTAAGACTTTCTTTTTGGTCCAACAGGTTTATTTCTCTCAATTTCTTGAGAGCTTTTCGCTGCTCATTTTGAGTATTCTGTGACTCAATGTTATCATCCTCGGTGGTGGTATCAAGATGTCTGTATATATTGTGTATTTTTTGCATTTTTGGCATTTTGGATTCTTTTACGTAGCTACTTGTGCTTTTATTTATTTCAATTTTATTTTGTATCCCCATATTATGCGGTGTCCCTATTTGTTTTTTTTATATTTTATTACTGATAAAATATAAATTTTTGATTTTTGATTTTCGATTTTTGATTTTCGTTTTTTTCCGCTGTATATATGCAGTGGATTTAATTGCTGTAAGCAATTCCGGCCATTCCTGACATCACACGTAGGACGTTATAATTGACAGCATAGACACGGACCTTAGCAGTGGCAGTACCAGAAACAGTTCCGGCAGAAAGGACAAGCTGAAGGACGGCATTGTCAATTCTGGAGAAGTTGCAAGAACCAGAAGGCTGGTGTTCCTCAGGGCGGAGAGCAAATGAGTAAACGTTGATACCAGTATCTGGGTGGCGGGTGTGGTGTTGCCAAGGCTGGACAATATCGAAGTAGTTACCCTCACGCTCAGAGAATCGGTCCTGTCCGTTAAGCTGGAGCTTGGCAGTGACCACAGGGTTCTCACCCCAGCAGTGGAGTCCAAGAGCGGTCTCGGCAAGAACGAAGGTTCCGGCATCGGAGACAGTGGATCCAGTTCCAACAACATTAGGCTGCTGGTTAGGGTCGAATGGAAGGTAGCTGGATGCACCGTACCACTCCTGGGCAGTAGGGATACCAGCGGCACCGGCAATATCGGCAGCACCAGCCATCTGGAAGAGACCGGATGGGTTGATGAATGAGTTGGAACCAGCAGTCTCGGCAGGTCCACCGAAGGCGTGGACGGC